ATCAAATCGTCAAGAACTTCTTTACCTGCTTCAGTTGCGAATACTTCTTTATAAGTTGCTCGTCTTCGTTTTTCTTTGTTATTTAACATTAACCACCAGCAATAATTTGAGATGCTTGCGCTCTCGATTTTTCTGCATTTGCAGAGATTTCGTCTGTTTGTGCAACCATTTGCCCTTGTTGCAGTTGTGCCATCATAGCTTGCTGTTCTGCTTGTGCTTGCTGTTCTCTGGCAAATTCCTGTTCATCTTTAACTACAGATGGCGGTGTTCTCAGGATCTCGGCCCCAATTTGTGCAATTTTAGCAGTATCCAATCTTTGCATTACAGTTGGATCTATTTGTGCAAGTGGAGACAAGAACTGTATTAATTGAGAAATACTGTTTAGCTCATATCCACGCATTGCTATAGATATGGGATTCTTGTATTCAATCTTGAATTCTTGAACTCCTTGCAAAGATTCAGGTACAGGTGGCAACATACCATTTGCCATCATAATACTTACTGTTCTTTCTATCATTGGACCAAGCAATTCTATTTCTTGCCTTGAAACCAAAGGTCCAAGAATCTGCATCCTATCTCTTTGTCTAGCCTGAATCTCCGTTGCCGTAAACCTCAAAACATCTCCATCTTGTGCCGTAGGGCCAGGCAATTCCACTAAATCTAGATAGAATGCCTTTTCAATGGATGATCTGACATGATTCATTTTGTTTTCCGCATAATCCAATCTCTGCATTGCAGGTAAAGGGAATATGCGTTCATCTTTACTTAGACCAGTTCGATAGTAGTTCAAGCCTCCTGGCGTTGTCCTGACAGGATTAATAAATCCGTCATCTGGAACCATCAATGGTGGATCTACCATTTTCTGTAATGCTTTGAGATAAGTTTTTTCCATCTCATTAAGCATCTTAACATCAGAAAGAGCTTCGCCTCCGCATCCTCTTCCGTATGTTTCCAAAGAATTTCTTTCCCATCTACTGCAAATAAATGGAAATTCGTTAAAACCACCTACGCTTAATATCTTCTTTTCTTCAGGCATAAAATATATGCTTGTAAACTTGAATTGATTTTGAGGTGGTTCGTTAAAAGCATAATTAGGTTTGACTACGTGACAGCAGGCAAACTTGTCATATATGGTGTTCTTTTCTTTTGTTGCAAGAACCTTTTCAGGCATATTATCTTCGCCAAAAGATTCCATTAATTCTTTTGCCGTATGCTCATAAACCCTAAAGATTGTGTCAATCCTGCCTGTTTCATTCTTGGCTAGATAGCAGTCATATAAAGGGAATGTCATAAAATATGGCCCTTCTGCTGGTATGTCTTTTATAAACATGACACCAGTACCAAAAGCACCAAGGTCTAAAAAGTATTCATGCATTGAAGGATGGAAATTGTTATTAGGTCTTGTAAATGCATCCATTAAAGCCCTAGTAACTTCTTCCAGCCAAAGCTGAACATCTCGTTCTTTTCCTAATTCTCTATTTCGGAGTTGGAGTTCAAACCAATGTTGCGCTGAAGGTGTTAGCAGATTGTGCATTGCAGAAGAGAATCTTGTTAATGCACGTACAGGAGTAGAATCAAAGATTTTTTCTCTTTTCTTTTCTCCTACAGACCGCAACGCAACAAAGTCGCCTCTATTTGGAGACATAAGATCACCTATGTCTTGCCATTGCTCTTCCCAATTACGTCTAGCTTCTTTTAAAGAGGCTAACTCTTTGTTAAGAGTTTCAAATAAAGGTGTTTGAAGATTATCCATTATCCAGTTAGCAGAGTTTGTCTACGACCAGTTCCTACTTTTTTCTTAGCTAAATCAGCACCAGATACAGCACCTAAAGCAGTACCTCCTGGCCCCATTGCCCCTGCGCCTCCCATTGCTCCTTGCTTACCACCACCTTGAAACAATTTAGGAATATTCTGTATTTGATTAATATTATGTAAAACTCCTTGACCTAACTCACTTGCACCTTTACCTATTTCACCAAGGTTATGACTTATACCTTCATTAACCCATTGCAAATCAGGTGTTGGTAAATTTGGAGTACCAAGATCCATAGTGGCTTTATTTATTCCTTGTCCTACAGCATCAAGAGGTTTTGTTACTGTCTCTACAGCTTTGCTTACTGCTCCACCCATAATCCTCCTATTTAATATCTTTGGTTAAGACCACCAGTTAATAAAGTGCTGGCATTTTTATTTTTCTTAGCGGTTTTAAAGGCTTCTTGAGCAGGACCGCCCATTAATCCTAAACCTCCTAAAGCACTTTCAGGATCATCCATAACTCCACCCATCATTTTACCTATTGGGGTTTTGCCTACAGCTTGTGAAGCCTGTTTAGCTAATGGATCTAATACACCCATAGCAGTTTGTGCTACTGTATTTACTGCTTCGCCCATGTTTACCTTATTGCTGATATTGGTTTAAAAACGTCATTTTTGTTATTTTTCATTCCATAATAACTGTACTCATGATCCAGAGATCCAACTGCATGGTCAACCCTTTTCTTTTCTTTACCTACAGAAGCATAGCGTAGACTCATAACCGCATACCTCGTTGCAGACATAATATCGTCACGTTCTTTTACAATTTTACCATCTTTGCGATGGTACATCCTAAGTTCTGCAAACCAATCCCCAAGGTGATCGAAGACTTTAAGACGACCCGACTGCATTCTCGTAAGCATATCCATAATCCCAGGCTCAACTGCGTTACCGCCATCAGGGTTATTAAAATGACTCCCAAGCATATTAACGCCAAGCCTGCGATAAAGTTTTGAAAGTGGTTCTCCAGATCCTTTGTCATGTTGCATTCCATCATGGGGCCAAACACACGGGATTTTATCTCCCCTACTTTTAATAGCGTGTGCGTGGGTAACAGGTGTTTCTGAACGTACTGTGTAAACATCATATACATACGCTGTATCCGAGTCCCTATCCCATGCAACCCAAACACAAGCAAATGGATGATCCCAACCAAAATCAATAGCGCAGACTTTAGGCCAGTATCTTGAAAGCTGAAACGCAGGAACTTTGAGAGTGTCCTCGTCAACTGGAAATACCAATCCTGAACCAAGAACAGGAATCCCCTTTGATCGCATTTGTCTTTCATGCGGAGGAAGGGCTGAAAGTATTTCTTCTTTTGCTTGTTCGTCAAGGTGAGGTGCATCATCCCATGTTGCATGATAAAGCTGTTGACCACGTTTAAGATCGTTCATAAATTGGGCTACTACGTTGGTCATGCCTTTCTCTGGTGTAAAAGTCATGAATATAAGCCCTCTAGTTTTTAAAGTAGCACGTAATCCCTGCGAGTATATGTCTTGTGGTGGTTCCTCGTCTAACCAGACCAAATCTACGGCTTTACCCATCCATTGCTCTTTACCCTGCTCATACGATTTAAACCAGAGTCTAGAGTTGCGACCAGTAATATGTTTAACCGTTATTGAGCTAATGGCGTTGGGAATACCTGGCATCCGTTCAGTAGTAAGGATTCGGTCTTTAGGTATAAATCCTTTACCCCAATCTTCTGGATCTCCTGGCTCCCCTAACAACTCTGCTTGAACAATATCTCTTGTGTTAGAAGTGGTCATTCCTGCACACCAGACTTTAACAGGTCTTTCAAAGCGATGTCCGTCCCACCAATCAGGATATTCACCTGTTAAATGTATGGCTGTCTCGTATGCGCCTGCAACTGTTTTACCTACCTTATTTGCAGCCATAAGTAGCCTTTGTTGTGCAGGATTACCTTGCATATCAACGGCTTTGTGAAACTGCTTCTGATAAGGATAAGGATCAAAGTAGAAAAGCTGATTGTGTGCTTTCTGATCCTCTATGTCGCTAAGTATCTTAACAGTTTTCTCTAAACTCACTGAAACGCCTCCATCATTAGTCCTTTTATGTGGTCATAAGGCGTTTTAGGGTTTCTCTTTCTAAATTCTTCATACGATCTTTGGTAATTCCTATCACGACCACCAGACTCATTTGTTTTAATGACTTTCTCGTGAGCTTCGGCTATATCTGCGACTGTAAGGCCGACTCCAATAGGTCCAAGAACTTTTGCGACTGGTTTGACCGCTTTTCCAATCGTTTTTGCCGTTTTAAGTATTTTGGACTCTTCAGGTGGTTCTGCAACTGGTTTTGCGCTCGTATCTTCAATATCTGCATCTGAATACTCCCATGCAATGTCAACAGCAGTTTCCTCGCCCCTTTTAAGCATATCTCCTTGTCGAGATTTGACTTTAGTGGTAGGACCAGCTTCTTCTGGCTTAACAACCTTATATTTGTCGGAATTCGGGCGAGTTGTTTCCTTAAAACCTTCATCAACACGCTCAAGTTGTTCCTGATAACCAACATCTCCTAATGGGACATCGATATTCTTAACTTTGCGGAATTCCCCCTTCCCTAATTTACGATGAGGCAATTGTTGGTATATCTCATCATCTAAGGCTCGTAATCGTTGGTGTAATCGTACATCTGTAGGGCTTTTCTTATATAGCTCCTGCCAAACCTCCATCATGACCTGTGCATCCTGCTTCAAGGTCTTGTCTTTAACAGATTTGTTGATTTCACGTAAAGCACGACTACCCATTGCCTGTAACCTTTCGGTTATTTGGGCATTTTGGCTAATTGTTGGAGAATTTGAGAAGGATTTGGAAGCTTTTTCCAGTTCTTGGAGAATCCAGCCTGCTTTTCTGTAGGCAACATCCCACTTCTTGTACCGATATTGGTTTACCAGTACATTGGCTACGCTTTTCTGGTGTTTAAGAAGGGATTCTTCCCACCATTTCGCCATTAATTTACATGATTAGGCGTTTCTACTTCGGGATCGGGCAATATCTCTGTAGATTGAGGCTTTTCCTCCTTTCCCTCTTTCTTTAGTAGGATATTTGCCCTTTCCCTGCCTACAAGCAAGACAAGTTCTGCTTCTAGTTCCTTAACTGACTTCTTATCTTCCTCAATGGAAACCTTATCTTTGGGCTTATAGCCTGCCCTATCCATGATGTCTTTTGATGCTTGTAGACGAATGGCATCAGAATCGCTATTCAACATTAGCTCATTGATCGTATTAAGCGCAGTAGGAGCCTTGTCAGCAAATCTTTCTGCCATACGCTTGGCAATCTCAGGTGCTAACTCCCTTTTTAGCTTATACGCCTGATGATAAAGAGCAGGGGTGTCCTTATAACCTGCCCTTCTAGCAGATTCTAATTGCTCCCCTGTCTCGCAATAATACTCAATAAACTTCTGTTGCTTGTCTGTAATCATTACATCATCCGTTTGCGGATCTTACTATACATCTCTTTATTATTCACAGTTATTCTTTCATCCCCACCTAAAGACGCATTCCCCATTTGAGGATTCGGACCTGATAATTTGCTTATGTCTTTACGAAATGGTGATCTTGATCCTGTTTCTCGCCATTCACGTTTGGTTGTCTGAAAACCAGACTGCTTATCCTTATCTCTTGTAACACGATTTACCTCGTTCTTGTCACGATCTATATAAGTCGTCCTAGAATGAGAACTGATCGGAATACCTGCTTTACCTGCCATATACCTCCTAATATGTCTTTTTAAGTTTGCCAG